CATATTTAGTTTCGTTTTCTTTAGGACCTTCGATGACACCAAGTTCACCTTTTGCTACTGCAATAAAGTCTGCTCTTTGACCCATTATTCACTCGCCTTCTTGTCAACCTTTGCAAAGGCTGCATTGATTTCTTCTGATGTTAGGCTTCCATCTGCTAAGTAGAAACGTGCTAGTGCTTCAAGTACACGTGCAGCACCTAAAGCGCCAGCGAGAGTTGCTGCTTGCCATACTTCGATACCTACCAAGGAGCCAGCACCAATTACTCCTAGAGACTCTGCTGCAATAACAGCAAAAATTCTCATCATTACATTCTTAAATGTTTCCATTAGTTTTCCTTATCCATACTTGCCATCCCATTCTCAGGATTTTTATTTCATCTTTGTGGTCTTTCAAGAACTTATCAATTGCTGGCTTAGGATTCTTATCGGTTCCATCTGGATGGTCCCATTCGTAATCATCAAATGCCATGATGCCATTGACTTTAAGTAAGTCCCAAGATAGGACTGCATCAGATGTGACTGCCTCTGGAACATGGTCGCCATCTATGTAGATAAAGTCATACATATAATCACGATGTTTTTTGAGCCACTCTTCACTAAATGCTTTGTTCTTCTGAACTTTTTTGCCATGAGGCTTTACTTGTTCATCATATGCTGCTTCAACTTCAGACCAATCGTAAATAGATTCATGTCTTAAATTGCCACACCATGGGTCTACATCTACAAGAATAGAACTAGGGTCAGTAAGAATATTCTCAAGTAACCAAGCAGATGCATTGCCAGTAAAGACACCTATCTGCAAAAACTTAAGATTCTTTTTACCTTTAAACTCTTCAAGACCATTCTGAAAATCAGTAATAGTATTGTTGTCTTGAAACCATTTAGGAAACTTGTCCGCTTTCATTATCATCCTTTGGGTTACGTGCCTTGTATGAAACTACCCATAGAAGGGTTGTTATAACAATGGCATAGCCGACTACCGTCTTTGCCGAGCCATCTAATACGACCCAAGCGACAAACATTCCTAACAAGGTCCAAGCCTGGTTAAGGAAATCTGAGAATATTTTTTTCATTAAGGTTTTCTCCTATACGTGGATGATGCTGCTGCAGATGCTGCTGCTGCAACTGCTGACTGTGTTGCTATCTGTCCCACGATTACTGCTGCGACAATTACCTTTTCGGATTCTTCTCGCTGTTCTTCTGTCATATCTGACCCTACTGAACCAAGTGCAGTAAATACTGCGCTAGGGTCTGTAAATAATTCTTGAAGCAATGCTGCTGGGTCTTGTAATAAAGCCACTGCTACTGCTTGCTCTGCTGTTAACACAACTCCGTTATCTAGTGTTACACTTTCCTCATGAGATTCAGGAGTTGGTTCAGGTTCTACTGGAAGAGTTTCCTCTGGAACTTCAGACTCCGTAGTCTCAGGTTCTGGCTCTGGTTCTGGTTCAGGAAGTAAAGTTGGTTCTTCAACAACAGGTTCTTCTACAACAGGCTCTTCTACAACAGGCTCTTCTACAACAGGTTCTTCTACTGTTGGTTCTTCCGCTGGTTCCTCTGGTAATACTGGCTCTGGTTCAGGTGTTGGTATGTATGGAAAGACAGGTTGAGGTACTGGAGTTGGAGTTACTGGAACTTCAGGGACAACAGGCTCAGGCTGAACAGGCTCAGGTTCAGGTTCAACTGGAACAGGTTCGGGCTCTGGAGTGGGACTTACAGGGATGGGTTCCAAAACGGGAGCGTCGTCAACTTCAATAATATTTACTTCTGATAATGGAACAACTGTTCCATCAGTAAGTACTGCGCCAGTTCTTTCATTACCTACTAATGGTCCATCAACTGCATAAGTATATGCAACGGTTCCATCTGTTTGAATTTGGGCAGTAATAATAATGCTAGTTGTATCGCCAGTAAAAGTACCGTATGGACGGTAGTTACCATCTACTTGAAAACCACCCTCACTTACATTGATAATGAAGTGAGTATCTGGCATCTGTTGTGGCAATACCCACCAGTCTTTAGACTCAATAGATACAGATGGTGTAGTTGGATATGTCCAGTATGTACCATCTGGTCTGCCAAATGTAATAACTGAGTTGGTAGTTGCATAGACATTTTCATAGGTAACACCATCGTATACAACTGATACCGTCAGTGGTATCTGATAAGAAACATCATCGCCACCAGGGGTAACAATAGTAGTTACTGCTGGTGCTGCTTCTTCTGCATATGCTGGTGAAATTAAAAATAAAAAATTAAATGCAATAAAACAAACGGCTAAAAGATTTCTACTTTTTTTCGCAAAGGATTGTGTAGATTTGGTCAACTCGGGTTTCCAATCGGGTAATACGTCCCTCTAGGTTGTGTCCCCCGTTGCCATCAGGCTTTAGTTCAGACAAGTAATGCTTTACCATCCATCGGACAGAACCTGCAAAACTTGCTACGATAGTTGCTACTGCGACTGCTAACCCAGCCCAGTCCGTGGCGGTCATCATGACACCGTTCTAATCGTTACTAAGAATATACCACCAAATCCAGAAAATCTAGGAGATGATGGAGTTTTATTAATAAAGGTTAGTTCTTCAATTACACCTAAGTACGTTTCACCATTGCGAAAATCTTGAACACGGATGGTATCTCCAGTAGATTCAAGTTGTTCTAGTTGGTTAATTCTATAGAAAGCATAGCCTTCGTACCCTATTTGATTGCCGTATTTATCTCCCTCAGTATCGTAACAAAGTACTGGATACTGAATAAAGCGTTGCCGTGCAATAGCAGGCAGTGCCTTAAGTTGATAGGCTGAAAATGTAGGGGTTACTGTGCTTGTCTTGGGAGTAAAGTTAAACTTAAAAGATACATACTCTTGAGTACCAAGTGGGTAGGCTACGGCAAATGGTTCAATCAAATCTCCAGCGCCAAAATTGGCGATAGTGTATTCATTGCCGTCTTTAGAAATACTCTGGACGGTTAATCCACCATTAGCATTTTCCATGTTTACATGCAGCGTTTTAAATACCTTATCTTCAATAGTGGCATAGCGAATAAAGCCAGATTGCAAATATCCAGATGATATGTAGTTGGTTGCAGATTCAAGGTAGTTGCCACCACGGTCTGCTGTAGCAGCAGATAGCGCATTGCTACAGAATGCTAAACGGGATGTATTGCCAATAAATGCTACGCCTGTAGCGACTGCACCATTGGTTACGTCTGGCTCATAGATATCATTAGCGTAGGCAAAACGTAGTGTTTCAATTTCTTCGCCAAGGTTAATACGAATAGTTCCTGGGCTAGTTCCTATTGTCGCTGTGCACCAGATAAACTTATCTCGAGCAGCAAAGTCATAAACTGGAACTGATGTCTCTACAATAAGTGGACCATAGTTAATAGAACCATCTTGGTCTGATACAAGGGCAGCACGTACACCCTTGCTAGTGCCAATCATCATGTAACCTAGGTAAAAGAAAATCTTGTGAATAATTTCTCCGTTTGGCATTTCTGCTGCTGTAATAGCAGATGTAAGAGTAGGCATAGAGCCTGTGCCAGTAGCCAAAGTAAACTTATGGATTACAGATTTAATACCGTTATATCCAGATACATAAATTGCTGGACCAGATGCTGCAATGCTTGTGTAAATATATGAAGCGTTTGGATGTGAGTATACTTCAGTAGGTAAAGAAGTAGCAGTAGTAGAAAATTCATAGATTTTATTATTAGCGCACATAACAATACGCTCTTTAACAAATTCCATTACAGCGTTGGTTACAGTAATACCTGGTTTGTCAAACATAACTGTATCTGCGTCAGCAGATGTAGCAGTTAATACCTTTTTATTTACTTCTAGTTTGCCAGATGCGATGTCGTTAGTTACCCAATAGGCAAAAGTGCCGTCATCGCAAATAGCAAATACAGGGTCTTCTGTTCCAGCGTTATAGTCAATGAAGTGAATTTCACCTGCATCTGTAATCTTATCTACGTCGTACTCATCAGCCAATAACACTGCATCTGTTGTGCCGTAGCGTATAGAACGGGCATACTGATTAGGACGTCCGTTTGCTCGTATTGCTCCAGTTGTAAAGTGAACTGGAGTTACATCTTTAAGAAGAGTTACCTTACCTTTGGTCCATACATCCACACCACGGCTATCAGTAAAGCGATACGGAACAGTTTCACCAGCAGTTGGGTCATAGAAACGAATTCCTGAACCCTTGTGGAATGAACTCTGGGAGCGTAGCCACCAGTTAGATAGTGACTGCTCGCCAGGTTCATTACTCTGGTCAATCTGTTGCTTACGATACGGTGCTGTCTGACGACGATATGGAAACTCATCTGTAGTTCCTAGGAAGAACGGATAAATTCCAAACGATACATCGTAGTCCTCGGCTGTAGGGCTATAACTAACTGAGGAGATAGGGTTAGATAAGGAATAAGGTAAGCCTTCCGTTACGTCTTTATAGTCAGCCATTTAATGGCGCTCCTTCACAACAGTTAGATTTCATATGACAATGTGGACATAGCCAACGAGTGGCTATAGGTTCGTACTCTTTATTACAGTAGTCGCACTCAAGCAAGAAGGGCTTGCAAATCTTCTTTAGTAAGACCCAACTTTGCCAGTTTTTCTTCTGCTAATTCTAAAGCAGTAGGCTCAGGAGTAGGTTCTGGCTCTACCCAGTCTGGATGTCCAGACCAAATATTAGTTTTAATAACTTTGTATTTTCCATCTTCAGTCCAATCAAGACCTGGAGAATAATATTTATCAATAAATGTTTGAGTTTCCTCATCCCATTTATCTCCAGTACTACACCATGGAATACTGCAAACTTCCATAGTTTTTTCAAATACATAAATTTTATGAAGTGCTTCTAAATCATCGTGATGATTAGCAATAATTACATTTACAACTATTCCTTCATCATCGATAAGTGCTACCTTACATTCTAAAGCATCACAATTATCACATTGATTTGACATTATTTCTCCCTAAGCCCAGTATCCAATAAATATAACTCCAGAACCACCATTGCCGCCTACCGCTGCTTGAACTGGTGATGCACCCGAACTACATGCTCGTGCTCCCCCGCCACCAGCGCCAGAATTTGCTGCAGCATGACCACCAGTAGAACCTCTACCTGCGGTGTTCGCGCTGTTTAATATAACTCCCTGACCAGAACCTGCTGTATTTATACTATAAATAGTTCCAGTCGTGGAGGAACTGCCGCCGCCAAAGCCAGCCCAACCTAATACTCGAGTAACTGCTGTATTGGTTGCTAATTCATTTGTAGCAAGACCGCCTTGTGGTCCTGTGTATCCTTCTAAAAGTTTAAAATATCCAGGTGTTATACCAAAAGTATTGGCACCAATTGCATCACCAATCGAAATCGCAGGTGAAGATGAATTTGTGGCAGCAGAGGATGAAGTTGCGCGGGCATAACTGGCTATTACTCCAGGACTTCCAATAGGAAATCCTAAAGTAGACCAAATATTGGTTGAAGCATACAAATCTGATGCATTGCTAGTTCCTGAACCGTCCATAACCAAAGCATCAATTACACCTCTTCTTCCAGTTTGGGTTCCTATCGTCCAGGCGTTGTAGTTTCCTAATTTATTCATCGCTCCTGGTGCCGTTAAAGTAGAAAAGGTTGTATTACCAGCAGCGCTAGGATAAGTAGTTACATCAACTGAACCTGATGCGGCTGGTGCATTTGAACCAGCGCCAATAGAATAAGCAATTGCAGCACCTGGAGTAACAGCAAAATTGGGAACATAAATAAAAGCACCACCTGGCCCAATACTGGTACTAGTAAAAGCACCTGCTGTGCCACTTGCTGTTCTTGTTGTACCGCCGCTACCACCGCCTATAAGTAAAACATCAACCATTTCAACCGTTGCGGGCACAGTCCAAGAAGTTCCAGATGTTAATTGTACGGTATTATATTTACGATACGTTTGCCATTTAGCACCAGATGTTTGAGTTGAATCAGCAACAAGGTATGAATCTTGAGCACCAATTGCTACTTCTGTCGGACCATTAATGGTTCCAATTACAACTCCACCTTTATTTACTGGCTTGGAAGGAAATTCTTGTAAACCCATATTATGCCACCACAGTCATTCCAGAAACTGTAATTGTTCCAGTTCCTATAGTGCAACCTACTTCAATTGATTTAGTTGAAGCAAAGTAAGACTTCATATCAATTACTGTCGTTCCATTAGGTGGAACTGTTAATCCAGAAACAACTGGAACTTGGTCAACAGCAATATAGTATTGTCCAGAACCATTACCTCTTGGGTTGGTTAAAACTACGTTTGTTACGATGCCTTCAGTTCCTGCTGGTGCTGTGTATACAACTGGGTATGTTCCAAACGCACCTTGTGAAATAGCAGCGGAAGCAAGTGTCTGAGTTGATGTATCAAATGTGAACAGAGTAGCAGAAGGTGTAGATGTAACTACAGTTGCTGCTGTATCTGTTCCAGTAGAGCCAGTATTGATTGCAATAATATCTCCTACATTTAGACCGTGAGCAGCCGATGTTGTGATGATTGCTGTGTAGTTAACAATAGCCTGGTTAGATAGAGCGCCACCGTTAGTTACACCAGTATTAAATATTGCTGTAGCGTTAGGAGTTACAGAGGCTGAACTTATGTTGGCATTGGTCTTAACGTATGTAAATGTTGATGTGGTAGGTACGGAGTTGATTGCATATACTCCATCATATACAGATGAAACACCAGCGATTGTTACAATAGTTCCTACTTGTGTGATACCGTGAACAGTACCAGTTGTGATAGTTACTAGGTTTGAGGTTAGTGCAGCGGTTGTGATTGCCCTTGTAGTAGAGGTCGCACCACGAGCAGGAGTCCCTCTAAAAAATACTGCGGGGTTGTTAGTTGCCATTTATTTTCCTTTTCTTAGTATGCGCCCATTACCAATGGGATTTGCGCTTGTTGTGAACCTGCTGAGAAGTCAATTGACCCCCATTTTAAACCGTTAGTTAAAGTTGAATCTGCTGTAAGTACTTGCCCATTGCTACCAATTCCTTGACGGACAATAGTTGCAGAACCAGTGGCTACAAGAATGTCTCCCTTTGTCGTTCCTACTGATTTTTGAATTGCCCCTTCAGCGGCAACACCAAGACCAGCATAAAAATCTAAATCTTCACCAGTAAGTACGTGTTGAATAGTTGCACCAGTTGTATGGCTAAGTGCTGTTGAACCAGCACGAGCACGAACTATAGTAAAAATATCTCCAGAAACTGCAGTAATAAAACAGATTTCTTCTGCTGCTGTATCTGGATTAATAGCAATTGCAAACTGGTCTACGTTAGCAGCAGCAAGAGTTACTCCACCAAGGAGCAATGCTGCAGTTCCAGCAGCAACTTGAATAGTTGTTGCCGATGATGAGATAGTACCGTTGAGCGTTGTCGCTACGCTGATACTGGAATATTTTCTAGCCATTTATTTTCCTTAGCCTAGACGATGTGGACGGATTGGGTACTGACCTGACAACTTGGAACTCTCTTCTTGGAGTCTTTGTTGGTAGAGAGCAAAGATATATTTTGCTACTGTTCCACCAGCAGTAGATGGAATCTTTGTATCTGCTGCATCTGCTTCAGCAGATGTAAGGTTGACTCGTCCAGCGTCAATGTATGAAAGCATTTTGTAGGCTGCGCCTAAGACAACTACATCACGACAAGATGATGGCAAACCACTTACTGTTGTAAACTCATCTGTTGAGTTACCTAAAATTACTGGAGCCTTTCGGTACGCTACCTGAATCGTACGTCCTGGTGTAATTCTATCGTGAATAGATACCGAACTGCCTGACGGGAATTCAGTTGTATTTGCCATTGGGTCTAAGCGCCAGCGGTTAATTGGAATCCATTCTTTAGAAGGACCAACTGCTTGCCAAGATAATGCAGTTATATCTTCGATACCTGATGGCAAAGCATAGGTAGTAACTGCTGGATTGTATGTCAAAGTAGTTGTTGCGTTAGCCCACAACTTAGGATACAAGGAACCAATAGTGTCGTTGATTGCTTGCTTGATTGATATTCTAGGAAACTGTGGGGCAATAACAACTGGGGAGTACTGAGCATGAGTGGCTGCAGTAGAGTGCTGATAGCCACGTCCAAAGCCAGGCATAATAGTTAGAGTGTTAGATGCTTTATCAAATGTATCTACTAGAAGTAGTTCATCTTCAATTTCAATAATACCTTTTGCTAGGTTGCTAGATGAACCAATAGTTACAGAAACTGCAGATGTAGAGATACCACCAGAGTTTGCTAGATAAGTAACGCGGTCTTGGCGAAGTGTGTAACCCTGAAGATTTGTTTTAACTTCATCAATCATCTCGGATAATGTAGGCATTAGGCGTCTATGCTCCGTAATGCAGCAGGTGCTGCTAGTCCAGTAGTTCCAGCAAGTTCATTGCAGATACCATCAATATCCTTAAACTTATCTTTTGTGCGTACTGCATCTGCTTTAATATTCAAAGCCCCTACAGTTGCAAGACCAGTTGTGCTAGCCCATTTATTTGCTGCTCCTTGTTCATCAAGGTAACTAGCGATATCAGTAATTCCAGCAAGACGATTAAGTTCTTGCGTTAGGCTACTACCTGCTTTTCCTAGTGCCATCGTGCACCTTCCTTATGGTATGATTAAGCCCTTTTTAGTTTTGGCACTTTTAGGGGTAATCAATTTTGATTCCTCTTCCTGTGCTGCGCCAAAGAAGGCATTGTAGTAATGCTCGTCAAATGAGAATCTTTTCATGTGTGGCGCTGTTGCTCCAGTATGGCAGTAGATTGGAACCTCGGCTTTGTCACATAGTGCAAAGAAAAAGATATCTTCTCCAATGAACTTTGTTCCTCTGCCCATCTCCATGAACACCTGTCCCTCTGGTGCTACTGCTCTTACCTTATCAATCACGCTTCTATGCATAAGAAGAAAACCAAATCCTGCTGCATCTACTTTGATAAGTTGGTTCTTTGGCAATGGGTGAACTCTGGATAAACCAAAACTTCCATCACCTTTATTTGTAAAACTAAACACTGTTGGCATGGGAATCATTAATGGTTCCTCAGGATTGTCTGTAGTAAAATAGACACCTGTAACCAATGGACGCTCTGTAGCGTCCCTGTTATCCCATAACAGTTTAAACTTTTCTGGACTGATTACTACATCAGAGTCAATCCATAGAATCCACTCGTATGTTGTCTTGTCTGCCCAGTAATCAAACAGTGACTGCCTTTGTCTAGCAATCTGATTACCACCACTTCTTAGTGAGGTATCAAACTTAACGCCTGACTTCAACATCACATCTGCTACACCCTGCATGAACTTACCGTCAACCATTCCGTTGTCGCACCATGCAAGTGCAATTGAATTTTTACTCATGTCCCCACCCTTTTTATTTTCTCTTTGCTACTGCTGCATTGTCTACTAAGTTAGGATACGGTCTACCCGCAGCCTTTGCTCGAGCCTTAGCCTGAGCCTTCTGTGAAGGAGTCAAAGGTGTTGATTTCTTTTTTGGGTTTTTTTTATCCCAGAATGCTTTCTTTACCATTTGACTTTATCCGCCCAGTAGGCTGCAGACATCTTGCCCTTAGCAATGTTCTTTGCGTGACGTGCTTTAAATGAAGCCTGACGTGCTGTTGGCTTTTTGTCGCCAGTCACACCCTGCTGTCCAAAGCGAATAGTTTTAACTTGTTCTCCAGATTTAGCCACAACAACGTGTGACTTGGTTGGATGATTAGGAGTACGTTTGGGCTTGTTAAAGCCTGATACTCCTGCTCGCTTTAGTCTAGGGTCTGTCATTTATTTATTCTTTCTTTTTATTTGCTTACCTGTCTTGTCGTCATAACGACGACCTTGTATAAGAGCACCAATGAGTTGTCCCATTTGGTTATCACTAGCCTTGTTTGCCGCAATAGCGCGGGCGTCAGCACCAGGATTAATATCGGCGCTAGCATTGTAAGATTTTTGCCAAGCCTTTGCCGATTGCTTTGCTTCCTTCATAAGGTTTTCTAGGTAACTAGGCATAATTACTTCTTCTTTGCAGTCTTCTTGGCAACCTTCTTCATTGGCTTGCCTGTCTTCTTGGCTTCAGCCTTGGCTGCTTTCATGCCCTTTGCTGTGTATGCAAATTCTTTCATTCCGACTTTTGGCATTATTTCTTTTTTCCCATCTTCTTAGGCATAGCCTTCTTAGCGGACTTCTTAACCATAGACTTCTTTACAGGCTTCTTCATCATGTCCATCATCATCATCTTTTTGTCTTTCATCATTATACTTGTCCTATCTCTTTCATGACTTCCGCAGTTTTTTTGGTTATGTGTTTGGCTTTAGGCATAGTCTCTGCGTTGTAGGCTTTACCTAAAGTTTCTGATGCAGTTCTTGCTTCTTCAATATGAGCATAGGTTGTTCCTGCTGGACGAAGTCCTTCGTCCCTAGCCTTCTTGTATTCTTTTAATTCAGCGTTCCACTTTTTATCAGGGATATCTCTAGTAGCATCTCCTGCATTTAACTGTAATGTTTTAGCCTTGCATCCAAAGCAAGGATTATGTTTACAGTTACTATGGTCTGCAAAAACTTCTTCCGTTGGAAACGGAGAATCAGAAACTGCATCACAGTTTATACAACCGTATAACGATACCTTGCTATACACCTGTCCTTCTTCAAGGACATACTCCCATTCAAGTACTTTAGTTGTATGGTCGCAATTAGATTGCTGTAAAGTTTGCTTCTGTGACACTTACGCCCCCTGCGATTAATGCTGCTTTTTCTGTATCGTCTACTACGTACTTATATCCACCACGATAAACCCTTGTGTATGTAGATAATTCTTCGTCCATTAAATATCTTGCCTGTGAGTATGTGCTGCCAGATTTAAGGATAGTAATTCCTTTACGTAATTTGGCAAAGTAAAATAAGCGATGATGACCAGACGGACCTTCAAGTACGTATGGTGTTTGGAATGTCCAGTTTGCCATTGTTCTCCTTAATGAACTTACTGATAAGCAGGGGTTTCCCCCTGCCTACCCGTCAACCAATTAAGCGATTGATGAACCTGATTCGATTCGGTATAGTGCCTCTTCGCGGTAGCGAGCAAAGCCAAGTACGCCGTACCAACCCATTGGGCGATGACGCATTAACTTGTCAACTACTGGTCCGATTACTACGTGTGGCTCTTCAGCAACTGCTTCTGCAAGTGCCTGTTGTCCTGCCACGATAGTGCGGTAAACGCGTGCAGATGATGAACCATCTGTTGCGTTGTAAAGGCGAGCAGACTCTACGAAGTATGCACCTTCGTAAGTTCCGATTTCTCCTGCCCAGATACGGTCTTGTGCAGAGCCGTATTGGTTAGGAAGAAGCCATCCTGCTGAGCCTGTTTCTGCACGAAGGTCGTGTGAAACTTCTGGGTGAACACCAGCCCAGTATAGTGAACCCTTACGAGCAACTGCCTTGTTAGCACGGAGTTTTGCAACTGCCTTGCGTAGGTTTGCTGATGAAAGAGTTGCAGCAGCAGTAACTGTTGCTGTTGATGTCGCTGTTGAACCTGAGTAAATTACATTTGAACCGCCGCGCAATGTTGTCATTGCAACTTGGTCAATTGAATCTGCTAGGTTGAACGCGATGATGTTTGCGATTGCTGGGTCTACATCAGCAAGGCTGAAGAGTTCCAACGCACGTGTTACAAGAACTGAGTTACCATACTCTGCAAGAGTAATAGTTACAGATGTTGGTGTAGACATTGCTACTGCATCTGGGTCAGTTGTTTCTGTGAGTGCTGAGGTTGCAGCAGCCAAGTCAACGTAACGTTGTAGAACAACTGT